CATTACTTAGTCGGCAGGAGTAAAAGTGAGGAGAATATATAGTGCGTGATACTCCTGCCTATGATATTTGCAAGTGTCAAGGAGAGAACAAATATCATTTTAAAAAAAATTAAAAAAATTTATCTGATCAGTATATCGTATATACCTACCTGATTTTAAAAAAAGGGGGGATTGCTTCAAAATGGCTCTGTTTCGTTTTTGCATTGTAAATGGTCATCTGGTTCGTTTTTTGAGTCGTGCTTCTTTTTAGGGAGTCCGCCTTCGTCCTGTTTGTCCTGTATCTTATGAGCTTCGTTATCAATTATTTTTATTGGGTTCGTTATGGGTTCTAATCTTTGTCTGGCTTCTTTTAAAATGTTGTTAAGGTTTAAATCTACATTGAGCGATAAGTCCCTTTCCGCCCATTGTCCGTGCTCCCCACGATTTGAAAGAAAGAATTTTATGGCGTGAATATTGGGTTCTGGCTTCGTTGCTTGTTCGTACAGACTATTGCTTACATTTTTTAACGCCTTGCTTCGTCCCCTAGATATAGCTGCCAAAACTGACTTTTGGTTTTTCTTTCTATGAAAGGTACGCCATGAAACGCCCAAGTTATCTGCAATCTGCTTTTCATTGAGTCCCAAGCCGCTCAGACGCTCTATTTCTCTTTCGTCCAGTTTTATTGCTTTTCTGCCGCCTTTGTTAATTTTATTGTCCATTAGTCCGTTTATTTTAAATGGTTTTTCTCTTTTTTGTGTCTTTGTTTGGCTTGTTATGTCTGTCTTTGTCCTGTATCATCTCTTTATTAATAACTTATAAGGGAGTTTAAATATGGGTATAAAAGCCAAAAACGATAAGCTAGATTTAATCGCTAGTTTATTCGAAGCCGCTACTTTGTCTAACTTCAATTTATGTTGTGAAGATGATTACTTTAAAGAGTTATTAATTCACAACGCCATGAAGCCAACAGCAACAGTAGTTAATATATTAATTGACTATGCAGAAAGGGAGTTGATATGAACACCTTTAGACATAGACAGAAGAAGCAAGTCCAGGCCGAACTGTATTTTTATAGATACATGATGTTTGCTGTTTTGGGTTTTTGTATTGGTTATTTTGTAGGTGGCCTAATATGAAAACTGAAAATCTGATTAACGCTCATGATCTAAAATGCTGTCATGGAGACGGCGTTGTATTTACCAATCATCAATTTAAAAAGTGTTCTTGCCACATTGGGAGAACAATTAGTTTATGTTATGTCCAAGACCTAAACGACGAATTGATACTTAATAATCTTTGGGCAATCAAAAGGAGCTAATATGCACGACTACGAAGAACGAACCTATAAAGGTTTTACTATTTGCATTGAGTACTATGGAAAAACCGCAAACAGTAAAAACGGAAGGCGGTACTTTATAAAAGACAAAGACGGACAAAAGATAAAAGACATTTATAACAAAGATGTTTTTTTCTCTTTGTATAAATGTAAGTACCTTATCAATGAACCGACTTTAAGAAGGAGCTAAGCCATGCAAGGATTTATGACTAAAAGAATATCTCAAGAAGAATGGGACTTGTTCCCAGAAGGAGATAAACAAAACATTACAGAAATGTTTATTCGTAATCACATTGACAGAAACCAATCACACTTAGTTGATGATTTACTGGCAAAAGGCATTTTTAATTATGACGATATTAAAAACGGCTCAATGACAGATGAAGAAATTTTATTTGAATGGGAAGATGACATTGAAAGAATGAAATCTGAAAATCCAGACATGACGGAAGCAGATTGTATCGACTTAGTTAGAATGGACGAAGACACACACCACGAAATTTTTGAATGGTATCTTGTTAGTGATTGGTTTGAAGAAAGACTAGAAGAAATGAACGAACCTATCCTAGAAACTGACTATTGGTTTTGTTCTTACTGGGGAAGATGTTGTACAGGACAGGCAATATATTTGGATAGAAATATTCAAGATTTGGCTTATAAACATTCTACAGATGAAAGACTCTTTAAAGTGGACGAAGACAAACTTGAAAGAATATCAAGACATGACAGAACTAGACCTTAAAATTAACGACTATATACAGGTTCGCAATAAAGACCTTTTTGGTATTTATTGCGGCTTGTATCAAGGTCAAGCAAGAATTTTTTTAGATGAACCAATAATTAAAAAAGGCAAAGCAAAATATATTTTATTGATTGATTTAAAAGAATTGAAGAAAGCTAGTAAGTATGAAAATTAATTTACGCTCAAGATCTTTTTTTTTAATTCTGAAAGTAAAACAGATTTACCCAAATTTATAACCAACGGAGATTAATTATGAATATTTTAGACGAAGCAAGAAGCCATATAACCGAAAGCCAGATAGAAGATGTAATGGACAGCGAAAGTTCAATTGAATTTGATGTTGGCTATTACAAAGGAATATTTGACTTTATAAAACAAATGAAAGAAACGCAGGTTGAATATGCGGTGGACGATTTAGTAATGAATTTAGGATATTACGAAGCCAAACATTACTGCGAAGAATTTACTCATAAAGGAAAAAATATCTGTCCGTCTGGAAGTGATGAAAATTTAATCTGGATTGAAGATATACCAATAAAAGAATTAGAAGAAAGCACTTATAAAAGTCTTAGAATTTTAAACGACTTTGTATTTAGCAATCTTGTAATATCCGATAAACATACACAAAACGAATTATCATAACCCCCCCTATGATAATGCTAGGACGCTCTGAAAGGATAACTAAGCACACAGTACGCTTAGCCATTCGTTGATACTGTTAAGGAGCGTCCTAGTCAATTTAAGGAGAATAAACATGAAATCAGAAAATCATACTAAATTTATTATTACCTACTCTTACAACGGAGAAGGTTATAGCGACTCAGATATTGAAATTATATCTGTAGAAAATGACTGGCTAAAAAAACCAAACAAAAGCAAAGTCAAAAATTATATTCTGGAAGGATTAATTGGAACGCCAGATTTAAAAACAATAAACATTGAAGACGATAGGATTGAATATCATATAGATAATGACTGCGAAGACGCAGGTTGTATTTACTTTCACGAGTACGAAGGAAATGAGTTAGCTGTAGAGATTTACCCTAATATATGCAGTATGTGTATTATCCGTGATGAACAAACCTTGCAATACACAAAACAACGCATAAGGGCGGCTATGCAGGACGAAGACTATGACTATCAATGGAACGAGCTTGAAGAAGAACATGACGAAGTTTATGGATATTGTGCAGAAGAAATTGGAGCTTGTGAGTCTGCCTTAATCCTTAGATATATAGACCACGATATTTGCTCTGTTATAGGAGAATAGCCATGACACTTACTTTAGATACATTAGCCATGATAGGCACAGGAATAATCTTTTTTACTGTGGCGGCATTGATAATAGACAGAATGAGCAATCTTAGAAAGATAACATCAAAAGAACTAGAACCTTTCGTAGATACGCTCTGGATCAATTATTGTAAAGAATACGACAAACAGACTTACCCTAATTCCAAAAAAAAGTACCAAACCAAGCAAGAATATATAGCTAATAATATGCCTTTTATTATTAACGAAGCTATTAACAAAGGCATTTTATAAAGGAGCTAACATGGTAGGAGAAATAACACACAAAGAAGCGATAATTTTCGCAAGTGGACATTACTTAACAGAACATTTACCAGATGAATATGATGAATGGACAGATGAAGAACTTGACAGTCATTTATTAGAATTTGTTTGGCAACCTTTTGAATATCATTCTGCAGAGCAAATTTGGGAATACATAGAAAATTTAGCTTATGATTTTAAAGAAACCATAAAACATCAATTAAAGGAGCGAACATGAGCGGAGAAAGAGAGATTGCAGGAATAGTAATATCAGACCTAGAATTTGTTGAAGAAGGCGTTGCAGGAGAAGATGAAATCTGGAGAGATAAAAAAACAGGAGATTTCTACGAAGTACCTATATCTATTACCAGATACTTTGACGAAGCATATAAAATAAAATTTGAACCAACAAAGGAGTAATAGTGAGAGATTTTGAGCATAGAAACTGTATTGTCTGCGGCAAAAAGGATAAAGCCGATAATATGATAGGACACCCAATAGATATACTAGAATGTTCTACGGAAAAAATTGATAAATGGCACGAGAAAAATCCACAAATATCTTTATACGATTGGTTCTGTCATTCTTGCGGCATACCTATTTTTAATAAACTAGAAGAAGGAGAATAACAATGAGCGAAGTTAGAAACATAAAAGACGGATTAGTTGATAAGGTGGTAGAAGATTTTACCGACTATGCTATTCATACACATTATTACTTTTCTAATGGTGTTGATTTAATAGTTTGTAGGTCGCTTTACCCATATTGCTATTTATTTTTAAGAACCAACAAAACTTATAATTTTTGTATTGAAGAAGATTTACCGGATTTCATACGCAAAGAAATCTCACTCCAGGCATTACAAGAATACGAAAAATTTATTCAATCACAGGGAATACTATGAAAGATTATTTTAAAAACATGGCGGCATTAAAAAAAGCACTAAGAAGATCTAAAAACTTAGAATTTCAGACTATGTGGATTACCCAGATAAACCGCTTAAAACACAAAAGACATTTATACGAAAAAAGATGTAAGGAGAAAAAATATGACAGATGAAGATATGTTGCGGCTAATCATGTGGCTAAATGATTTACCTGAGTACAGAAAAAAACAGATAGCCATTTTACTTATGTCCACTTGTTTAAATACAATGGCACAAGACGAATTAGCAGGTTTTATGTCTGGTTTGGCCCACGAAATAGTAGAAAAGAAACCAGATTAATAATAAAATTTAATTTTAAGGAGATTATATGAAAGTAAAAATACAAGAAACTATTTACCACCATAAAGAAAATGACAAAGGTTATCACAAAGATAAAACCATAGTTGAAGTTGCAGAGAATGGTAATCTAAAAATGATTGAAACTATAGATGTGCAAGAACAATGGTTTGATACAGAAGCAGAAAGAGATACTGCTTACCTGGAAAGTTATGATAACTGCGTAGAAGCAAAAACCTATATTTTAGGAAACAAAGACTTTGCTTTTTTTGAGTTTGTAGAAGATTTAGAAGAAGTAGAAAGAGATATACAAACTCAAAATGAAAATTATGGGAAGGTCATAGATGTCTAATTATCTGAACCAACTTATGCTAGAAAGACTTGTGGAAGAAGGATTAGAGAAGGGACTTACCCAGAAACAAGCAGAAGACTACGCAAACAGAATATTTTTTAGTAAAGATTAGATTAGCTCGATATTCTCCCTTCCCAAAAAGCAGAGCTAATCGGAGAAGGCCTATTAATTTAGGCCTTTTCTTTATCAGCTTCTAGCTTCTTGTCTAAGGCATAACCAATGCCAACCAAAATAATATGTTTCTTAAATCTTTTCTGAGCTTCTAGTTTCTTTTTAGCTCTCGGTGTAGATCCTTCTACAGCTATCACTATCAATCCTGCCTTAGATAAGTTATTAACCGCCATAGCTACTGTCTTCCTATTCATACCGGTAGCTTTACCAAGATAAATATAACTATCCCAACATGAGAAAGAAACTCCTTTTACCCTTTCGCAAATAATCCAGAGAATAATCTTTTCCCTAGAACCTAAATCTTTCCTGTCTAGTTTAGATCTAAACCAGGACCAAATTACCGCCTTTAGTTTAGTATAGTTTGTAAATTTTAATGCCGTTGCTAAGTTTATATAAGGACTGTCTATACTTGTATATTCCGTACTTACCCACCAATAATTTTTAAACTTTTCCTTCCTTTTCATTTCTTAGATCAGATTAGATTTACCCGCCTTCATTTTCTTTTTATATGGGAGAACCTTTGTTCTCCCTATATATGTATATATAAGTCTGTATGACCATACGCCTACCCAGAAACGCATAGCTCTATGGGAGTACCTATGGTCAGAAACTAAGGTATCAATCCCAATTAATATCATTAACAGATCCCTTTTTTTCGTCTAAAAGCTCAAGTTCAAATCCTTTTCTAATTAAAGTTTTGATACTCATGTCAGCTTCACTATTGGCTTTTACTAGAGCAGATTTGACTACTGCTAACCTGTTAAATGGAATACCTTGCTCAAAGCAAATTTGTTCTGTATTTTGTTCTGAGTCCAGGAACATAACAAAAACTGCCCTATGGCTATCCGTTAATGCCGTAGCTCCCCTGATTGAGCTTCTGGCAGATAAAACATCATTTGTATTGGATAATGCACTTTTATTAAGATGATGTACCGAGAGTACGCTACAACCAAATTTAGCGGACAATGACGCTACATATTGTGCGTAGAGTTGTGCTACTTCATTGTCATTTAATTGTGCAGACACGACAGATTGTACCGGATCTATGACTATCAATTTTAAATCTTCAATATCTTCTAAAGAATTAGAAAGCTCTATTGCTTCTGGAGTTATGTGCAATCCATTGATAGCGTCTTGTTTTATTAATGTTAATGGCTTACCCATTTCGCTAGTACACATAACAAAGGTGTCATGTTCAGTTTCAAATCTTCTGTTATCTTTATCTAATAACGCTATTCTCCTTCTAACTTCGTCAGTATCATCTTCACTAGACAAGATAATACAATTACCCTTATCCATAATTTTATTACCTAGAAAATTACCATTCCCTTGATTTATGTCTAAACAGGCCTTCAAAGTTATTCCAGATTTACCTATACCACCTATAGAACATAACAAGGATATTTTAGATAGCTCTAAACTTTGATCTACTAACCACCTTCTAGGCGGCGGAGTACCTACAAAGTTTTTTATTGAGTATTGTGAAAACTTATAACCTTTACTGAGGATTTCACTTTTTACTGCATTAGGCCCTTCTTCCTGGTACAAGTCATTATAATCCCCCACTTTACTAGGTATTCTTATCAAGCAAGAGCTAAGTGAAGCACAAATCTCTTTAGCTTTTGCCTGTCCTACGCCATTTTGGTCATGGTCAAAGCAGATTAAGAACTCCGCATTACAAAACTTCCTAATGTTCTCAAGAGCTACTAATCCAAAATTTGCAGAAAACACGCATATTGTTGGAAGGCCCGTACTTTCATAAACACTTAGACAAGTAGCTAAACCTTCCGTAACCGCTATAGTTTTTATATTGGACCAATCGTTCCAACCTATGCCTACTGTATATATTCCAGACTTAACCTCAGAAGAAGAAGCAAAACGCTTAGACTCTGTTGTTATATATTGCAGACTCCTTAATTCTTTTTTTGTGTTTTGTGTAGAATACACCGGACAAAGAAGTGATCCGTTCATTTCTGTCAATCCATAATTATTTTTTAACCCTTTACTTGATAGGTATTCATGCTCATTAACTATTTTAGAACTTTCAAAAATTCTCTCACATTCCTTCGCAACTTCAGTATTCTTTTTCTCCCTTTCTTTCTTGGCCCTTTGCAGATTTATTTCTATTTCTTTATTTAATTCTGTTTGCTGTTCCGGAGAAAGCTCTTTTATAGAATTGCTGTAAAATTTCCATTGTTGATTTGTTCTCCAATTACCATATACAGAAATCCAATGTTCATTATTTTGATGAAAAAAATACCAACCAGATTTTTCTCCGGTAGAAGTTTTATCATTTCTTGATATAGCTGTAGCTTTTACCGGAACTCTTACAATCCCGCCAGAAGTATCAATGCTATCCACTAACAATCCGTCAGCGTTCATCTGTTTTATAAGATCAGATATATCTGCTTTTTGTTGTGTAAGTTTTTTTTCTTTTGATTTTCTCTTTTCAAAGAGCTGTTTGTAATTAGCCACTATCTACTCCATTACTTGCTTTTGCTTTCTCGCAATCAAGATAACAGAGAATTAGTGTTCTAAAAAATTTTTTTCTTTCTTCTCCTTCCCACTTATGAAGCTCGTATGTTTTATTTTTTTTCGCCAACTGTTGATACAATGACTTTACTTCCGCTACTGCATAATCAACACTTTTATAATTTAAGTTAGACTGCCTGGTTATTTCCATTTTGTTTTTCACTCTTGTTTTAATTTCTTCTGTATGGTGTCCGTTATTACAGACACCATAATACTTATCATCTATTTGCAATAAAATTGCTCCAGAAGGTTTCAAACAACAGGCACATAAAGAAGGCCTGTTGTTTTTTATATCAAACAAGATTTAAAAAGGAATTTCTTCGTCAAACTCCTCAGTCTTTGTTTCTACAGGAGCAGGAGCTTCTTCTTTTTTCTCAATTTTTTCTTCTTCAAAAGATCCAAGATTTGAAATATCTATATGTTTTTCTTCCCCGACAACTTTCCAATTTTGTCCTGCAAAATCTTCGTCAAGATCCAATGTAGATTTTTTTTGTCCGTTGCTTTCGTATTCTCTTTTTTTCAAAAGACAAGTAGCACTTTTACCTTGCAACACTTGATTAAACTGCTCTATGCTCTCCGGAAAGTCTTCTGGTTTTACGCCCATAGCCATAAGAATATTTTGCAATTTCATAGTACCACTCAAGGCCGCCTTATGCAGTTTATCTTCTCCAGAATTTTCCTTGTCATAGGCAGTAAAGTATCTTGATTTAAGAGTCTTATTTTCCCAACCTTCTACATGAAACTCTATATCAGTAGCGTCATAAGTTTTACCTGATTTAGATACAAAGTCTGTAATTTCATCTGCTTGGACAAAATTTATCAAGTATCTACCTTCTGGATATTCTACAAAATCAGACATAGAAGCATTTTCTTCTCCCGCCTGTTCTATTAAGTTTTTGAAATTAGTCATATTTACCTCGCTTTTTACTAATGTTCTTCGTTGTTATCAAAAAATTCAAATCTACCGCTTAGAGTTTCAGAAATTTCTGTTTCTAAGTCTTCTATTTCTAGCAGACATTTCATCAATGCCTTATCTAGTAGATCGCTAGATCCAATTTTTTCTTTAATGATTCCTTTTACTCTGTCGAGTATTCGGTCATACCCTTCATAAGAAGGTAATTTACTTCTTTTGTTTGGCTCAACCATTTTGATCTCCGGCCAATGCAGTTTTAAGTTCTTGCTCTAAAGTTTTCCACACCTTACCTTTTTCGACTTTTATTTCTGGGGGTAAGTTATATCTATTTTTTGCAAAATAACTTATACAATCTTCTGTAAAGAAATATCTTTCTTTAGATTGTGTAACTTTTGTTTTGAGAGATCCTTTATCGTCTTGTGTTTTAACTTCTCCAAATTTGTAGTTATAAAACAAAACCATATCTAAATATTCTTTAACTTTTTCTCCAAAGCCGGTCCTAAGTTTAAGCTCGTATTTTTGATAATCTTTTAGTCCTGGTTTTTCTTTTCGGTCTTCTTTGACATGACATATAAAAACCACACGCATTTTTCTTTTATCTCTAATCTGATCTAAAAGGTCAAACACTTGTGTCAATGTTTCTTTTGCTTTTGAATAACCTGTCCCCCATTCAAAATCAGATATAGACTCTTTGCCGTCTTTATCTGATACATATTTTTCAATGAGAGTTTCTAGCCAATCTAAAGAGTCAATCGCTAAAGTTTTTCTGCTTTTGTAATCATCATTATTGATTATTTCTTCTAGGTATTCTACAAACTCTGTAAAACTTTCAATGGGTTCTGTATTCCAAATGTTAGTGTCTGTCTGTGTAATTAGACCTTCTTCCAATGTCAGTATCATTGGATCTGGCATTTCACAAACAGCAGATGTCTTACCGATTGCGGCAGGTCCGTATATAGCCATACGCATAGGTTTTTTACTAGCTCCTTTTCTAATTGCTTTAATTGTCATTTTTTTCTCCTTTTTCTAATGTTACTCTTAATAACTCAAATGAATAATTACGCAGAAACTCAAAAGATTGTTTTAACTGCGTAAGTTGTTCAATCTTTCTTGCTTGTGTAATTTGTTCCGAGTCTTGCTCAAGTTGTGCCAAACCATTGATAGTCCAGGCACAAATCTCAGCTAAAGCTAACTGATTACCTTTGACTGTAATCTCTAGCTCAGCATCTACTAAATTGCTTTTGTAGATATTCTTTTTTACTCCGTCCTGTTCATAAGACAGGTAAGGTTTTTCTTCGCTATCTGTTGTAGATTGCTCTTTTAGTTCGTTGTTTTTTTCGCTCAATGTACTCCTCACTAAGTAGATACTCTTTGTGAGTATCACAATTAAGTTTATGCGGACAAAAGATACAATGCTCTCCGGCCACAAAAACAGGTTCATCTTCAAAACAGGCATCTATTTTTGGTTTTAACCAATCAAACGCCCAATTTACTAAATTTTCAGAAGAAATCTCTGTAGATCTTATTGGTCCGTCTTTGTGCCATGCTCTAGGTTGCACTATAACCATTTCTACTTTTGTTTTTTCTGAATACTTTGATAAAGCCATAAGAGCATAAGCTCTTAGTTGTAAATTATTTTCTACTTCTACCGGATATTTACCATTCTTATAGTCAATAATAATTATTTTGTCTTTTTGTACTATCAAAATATCTGTTGTTCCCCATAAGTCCGGGTGTATTTCATGTCCGTCTAATCTTTCTTCAATATAAAGTTTTGATTTTTTTTCTTCATTTTTTCTTTGCACTACATATTCACAATATGTATTAGACGCTTCAATCATTTCTGCATCTACCTTAACTGTATGACCTTCAAATTCTACTTCTCTGTTTAACCAATACTCTTTGTAATCGACACCTTCAAATCTACCTTGTAATCTCATTTCATTCATTTCGTGTACTACACTACCAATGCGAGAAGCATCACTACTGCTAGAAGGATAACCTTCTGATGCTTTGGGAGATGCAGGGCATTTTGTATATCTATCCAATCCAGACGGAGCAATCTTTGCATGATGTATGACAGGCATCTTTTAATAAGTGATAATTTTTTGACTATCCAAGTAATTCTCAATATCTTGCTCCTCATACTTTACTGCTTTTTGTATTTTATAATAACTAGGTCCTTCTCCAGAAAAACGCCAACGATCAAGTGTTCTCACGCTAACACCAATTCTTTCAGCACATTGTTGCCTGGATAAAAATGTCTTCTGATTGCTAGACACGACTAGATATTATTCCTCATAACCATTATGATATACAGATGTTAAGGAAATGCAAACATTAATTAAATGAGAAAAGACGAAGAAATTACAATTGAAAATATTTATAAGGCCCGTTGGGTATGGTATCACTCGATACTCGCAGGAGAAATTTTTATAACTAATGTCTTATTGATTGCCATTCTTACAAAAATTTAATGTCTAAAGGATCAGATCCTCGTCCAATGAAAGTTGATAAAAAAACTTTTGAAAAAAATTGGGACAAAATATTTAAAAAAAATGTCAAGGAAACCAAAAACTCTAAAAAAACAAGTAGCAGGTAATCACTACAAGAAACTAGGCATAGAGCCAATAGAATATATATTGGCTAACAAGCTGTCTTATTGTTGTGGTAATGCTGTCAAATATATTAGTAGAGATAAGGGCAGTAGGATAGATGATCTTAATAAAGCAATACATTACTTAGAAATGGAAATTGAATTAGTGCATAAAAAAGGAGAAAAACATGAAGACTAAACACAATGGCAAATTAACTAAAGAAACTTTACAAAGACTTCAAATACATATTAATAAGCGTACAAAAGCAGGAGAAAAACATGGAAGAAAAAGATAGGCATATAGCCGATAAAAAATTTAATAAGTTAAAAACTAGATATAGAAACGGATCTAAATACTATTATTTAATTTGGCATAACAAAGGAAAAAAAATAAAAAGAAAAATAGAAGCTCGTTATCCAGATGAAAGTATTACCGAGATACGCAAAAGAGCTATAAAAATTTATTCTCATTACAAAGATATAGAAGAAGGTTTAATAGAAGATCCAAAAGACGCAACAGAAATTAAGTATGATGTTTTGTTTTCTGAATACATAAAAGACTGTAAGGCAAGAGATGTAAAAGAAACTACAACAAAACAATATCAATCTTTATATCAAAATTATGTAAAAAAGTATCTTGGACCTATCTATGTAAATGAATTAACAAGAAAAGATATTAAAAATGTTTTTGCATTTATTTCTAAAAAAAGTAAATCACAAGCAAATAAATTTCTTAAATTTATAGTAGCTAGTTTAAATTTTGCTATTGATGAAGAATGTTATGGTATAGAAAATAATATAGCCAGAAGTATAAAAGGTAATCCAGAAAAGAAAATTACTACTAGCTATACCGAAAAAGAAAAACTAAAAGTATTTAAAAAACTTAATGAATTAGAAAACTTTGAGCCAGGAAAGATTAGGTCTATATCTTTTATATGGTTGCTCATACTAACAGGAGCTAGAAAAAGCGAGATAGCAAACGCACAAAGGTCTTGGATAAAAGAAAATAAAATTGTAATACCTTTTGACCAGTACAAGACAGGTAAAAAAACCGGCAAGGATAGAATTATTTATTTGTCAGATAATGCTATGAAAATAGTAAATAAAATTATAGAAGTCTATCCTAACGAAAAAACTATAACTGGCATAAAATCTCCGGAAAAAACTTGGGATAGAATTAGAAAAGAATGTGATTGTCCACATTTAAGATTGCATGATTTAAGACACTCATTCGCTACATATTGTTTGTCAGCAGGTTTAGGACATAGGCAAGTAGGAAACTTGTTAGGGCATCAAAGTTTATCTTCTATGCAAAGATACGGAGAAATTAGACAGGAAGTTTCTAAAAATAATGTAGAGTTAGCTAACAAGTTGATCTTGCTTAATTAAATCTAAAGTGTATTTTAAAGTTTCTTTTGAGTCTGCGTTTTTAACTTGATTGTCATTAAAAGTTATTCTGGTTTTTTTTAAGAAAGGTACAAAGATTATATTTTTGTAAGGAAGACAAACTAAAGCGTAAAGATCTATATTGTGTGTACCTTTTGTACCATACCTTCTTGCTTTAGTGTTAGCTCCCCTTCTAATATCCCAACACCAACCGGTCCTATAATGTCTGCCAGTATGTTTAGATATGTATTTCTTTTTTTTGGTTACAGTTTTTACTTGGCATTTATACAAAATATTTTTGTATTCAAAAACTATATCTGCATGAGATCCATGCGGCATAGTTACTAAGTCTGAGCCAATTTGATACAAGAAGGAAGCCGTTAAATGTTCTCCGCATTTACCAATCCTTTCTGTAAGGCAAGACATTACTGTAAATCTTTTATTTTATCTTCGTGTTTTTTGGCCCAAACAGGATCGTAAATTGGACTGTTCTTATCTTTAATAAGTGCATTTAAGGTTGTTTCTCTAGCGAATGTTCTTATTTGACTCATTAGTTTAGTAAGTGCATCTCTCCTAATTCTTGGCGGAACATCATCATTAAATCTTGATGTTAAATTTTCAAAAAGTTCTCTAGCTGTTCTTCCGTTTATATTTTCTAATTTTGAAAGCATATACTCGTATTGTTTTTCATTTAACTCTACGCCGTCTATGTTTCTTTTCATTTGTCCAGGATAATAATTTGCATTATTAAATTCTGCTAACATAGGATCTGGCGGCGTACTGTCAATAGTAATTGGAGTAAAAACTTGACCGCCTTGTTTTCTTCTTAATTTTGGCTCTCCAAATATATTTCTTTTTTTAGGTAAATATTCATTACTAAAGAAAGGCAAATCATCTTTTATTTTATCCATAGCATCTCTAGCATCTCTAATGAAAGGATCTTGATAATCATTTATATTTCTAAGCATGGTAGGTACAAAAGAAGCCGCAAAATTATTGATGTATGCTTCCATTGAAGAAGCGTTGTCTGTTTCTAAAGCATTAACAAAATCAGTTATACCTCTAAAAAAAGTTTTATCTGTTAAGTTTCTTTGCAATGAAAAAAGCATACCTGATGTTAATTGCAATATTGCATCTCCCCATTTGTCATTCAAAAGCTCTCCATTTTCTCCATATAAATCTGGATTTTCAGATATTTCTTTTATTACTCCATGTAAATCAGCATTTATACCAAAAATCATAGCTACTGGTTCAAATCTAAAAAACTCATAAGTTTTTCCGTCTGCTCCAACAAAAGAATAAGGAACATTATCTTGTAGCCATTGACTTCTTTCTCTCCTGTCAGTAGGACCACCGCCAATTATTTTTCCTTGCGAAGCTAATTCATAAGCCAGATAACCTAATCCTAAACCTAAAGCTGATTTAGCTATAAATTCGTCCCTTCTAACGCCACCGGCAAGAAAATCCTGCCTTAATCTTCTGCTAAAAGCATTAAATAAAGGCACTCTTTCTCCATAATATTTAACAATATTTACAGGAGTTCTTACAAATGGCACTATAAATTTTGCTAATTGCATATTTCCATTTAACATTTTTTGAAATGCTCTACCAGAAGCTCCTAAATCTTGAGTAAAAGTTTGATAACGACCTTGCTCTCTGGCAATTTCTTCAAAATTATCTCCTAAAACTTTTCCAGTTGGATTGTTTCTATGTTGTAAAACTAAACTATTTACTTCTGTCATAAAGTCTTTAGGATTTTTTAATCCTTTTTTTGCGGCTATATCAAAAGCTCTGCCGTAAATTTCTTGGTTATAAGACAATTGTTTAAAAAATGTATCTCCTGCTAATAAAGTTCTGCCTGGTAATCTAATTGTATCTCCAATTAAATCAAAACCACCGACTAGCGGTACTTGCTCTGGAATTTTTAAAGGAGTAACAATAGCTTTTTGTCTAGCTAATTCTAATTTTGTATTTGGATCTTTTACCGACTCCGGATCGTAAAATGCTTTTCCAAATGATTTAATAGCATCTCTTAATCCATAAATAGTAGCAAACGCCCTTCCGTTAGACTCTGAAAAAGACAATCTAGGTTTTTTTGAGCCAAATGCTCTACCTACTAATCCTGATACAGATGCAAGATAACTTTCTAAAGGTCTAAAACCTGCCACTATGGCATTACTACCTAAATTTACTGCTTGTGTTGGAATACCAGAAAGCAAAGTGTTAATCCAAAATTCTTGAGTCATGTCTAAAAGACCTGGCGGTCTTACTGAGCTTTGTGCATTAAGAGCTACAGCATTTGGATCTAACTCTGCGGCGTTCATAACCCTTGCTAAAATGTCATCTTTTTCATTTTTTCTAGCATCTACAATATCATCTACAAATTTTCTTGCTTGGACTGCGGTAAGATTTTCAACAGCATATTTGAAAGAATTTAATAATTGTCCTGCGTATGCGGTTTCTCCAACAATTCTTTCTCCTACAGCTCCTAAATCCATTTCTAGTAATTGAAAATTGTAAAGCTCTTGATTGCTTGGCGTAGTTCCTAATTCTACTTTTGCTTTTAATGTTCTAGATAATTCGCTAGTTTGTTTTGCTAAATATTGCAACATCATTCTAGCCGCCATAATTTCTTGCGGAGAAAATTTATAATTTCCAGGAGCATTAACAAATTTATCAATAGTTAATCCAGAAGCTAAAGCGTCTTCTCTTAAAATGCTTCCGTCAGAACCAAACTTCATTTTGTTTCTAGCTCCAACCCAATTATTGTTTCTTATGGCTTGACTTGCTAAAGCATCTACATCTTCTGTTCTTAAATCATATTTAGTTAAATTTATATTAGCTATTTTATCTGGATCTATAGGTCCTTCTGGTATAGGGCCTTCGTCTGATCTAGGTGGTGGTGGAGTTCCAGGCGGAGCATCAGCTCCTTCTCCTAATGGCAATCCCTGATCTCCTCTTAAATTAGGCGGTGTATAGTTTTCAAAAATTTCTTGGTCTAAATCAAGTCTATCATTTAAGTTTTTTTGAGTATTAAGAAGAATTGCGTCTATTTGGTCGTCTAATAATTCATCTGGATCAAAACCTTCTCCTTCTAAAAAGCGTCTTTCTTCATCTATAGATTGTCTTAATTGCTCGTATTCTCGTAGCTTAATAGAGTCTTCTGGTCTATAAGCATCTTCTTCTATTAATCTTTTTATTACATTTTCTGCTGAATTGCTATCATCTCCTTTAAGCAATACTTGTTGTGAGTTATCAAAACTAAGTTCAAATCCTTGTCGTTCAAATCCTTCTGCAAGGTCGTCCCACCATTGAGAATCCATAACTTCATCTTTTTCTTTTTTTTCTCTTACAATTTTTTGAGTTTCTGACTCGTAATCAGGTTTGCTTTTTTTGTAATAAGCTCTATTAGGTCTTCCTCTGCTATCATTAAGTCCTAAAGAGTCCCCTATTTCACTTACTTTTAATTGTGCATAAGTAAAAGGTCTTAGCTGTCTTAAAACTCCTTTAGCAGTAGGTAAAACTTCTGGCATATCTGGTTCTTGAAGTCTATTGTTTAAAGGATCTTCTGGTGTTTTTCCTGCTTTATATTTTTTCCAATCTTTGTCAGCTTTAACTTTAATTTTAGAAATTTCTTCTGCTAAAAATCTGTTTGCTAATCCTCTTTCTTCATTTCCTTCTCCAAAAAGTCGATTGTATCTTTCAAAAAGATTTTTAAATTTTTTGCCATAACCATAAGACTCTGATCTTACTCTGCGTTTTATAAATTTATTAAAAGCAACATCATCATCATTAAATTCTGCTTTTTTTAGATAATTTCCTAATTTTGAATTATTTTCTCCTAAATCTATATTTAAAGATCCGTCTTCTCTATAAATAGGTATATCTAATTTTTGATCTTTTATAACTTCATCTACTGTAGTTTCTATAGGTTTTTCTGGTCTTGCAGGACCTACAAAATCTTCTCCTTCTGGAAGTTTATTTTTTTCTATTCCTTCTGCTATTCTTTGCTCTCTTGCGATTGCTTTATTTCTAGAATATGTAGTTATGGCACTACTAATATATTCAAAAGGAATACCTAATCCAAACCCTTCTATAGACATTTTTAATCTTGCTTCTGCTTCGCTGTCATTAGGATCTGATTGTAAATATTCAGTTATAGGATTTTCTAACATAGGATATTCTTGTACTAAATTAGACAATCTAGGTTCGTAAGGACTAAAAGCTAAATTTTCTGTAACTGCTCCTAAAGTTCCATATCTAGCAACATTAGATCCAAACCTGTCTAAAGTATTTTTTCCAAATCCAGGTGTTAAAAATCTATTTGCAACATTAGAAGCTACTGTAGTTCCTGGACCGGCAACAGTTTTAAAAGGAGCTGTTACTGTGTTTAATCTAGAAAAAGGTACTGCAAATTGAGTTACATCTCTAATAAAAGGACCGCCAAAATATGTAGGTTCTTCTACTTCTGGCAAAGTTGCTCTTGGCACACCAGAGTCTTTTCCTGTGTAACCAAATCTTAAGCCGCTTTCTACTTCTTCTGTATTTGGATTATCTCCATAAATAATTCCATAATCTAAAGCATCAGGTGTTATAAATTTTCCAAAATCTAAAGTTGCTTGAGTTAAATCCCTTCCTGCTCCTACTGCTGTTCTAAAAACATTAGAACCAAAACCAACGCTTTCTTCTGCCGTTTCTGGCACATCTTCTAAATTAGTTTCGGAATTTACTTGTTGATTGTTTGTATTAAGAAAATTAGTAAAATCTTTTCCGGCTTTAAAATCATCTAATAAAGACATTACTAATCATAAGGAGTTTGCAAAGGACCAAAGAAAGGATCTAAATTTTTTCTTAATTGCAAAGATGTATTTTCTCCGTCAGTTAAAAGGTCTTTTTTATCTACAATAATTCCATTTACTGTATCTTTAATTCCTTGAACATTGTTTGCATAATCTTCGTAACTAACTCCCTTAATTAATTCTATTATTTCTTCTGGTTTTGTGTCTGCTACGTATTTATTAGAGTTGTTTATTAATTTTGTTAATTCTGCATTACTTGTTAATTGAATTTCTCTAAATTTATTTACACTCATTTGCCCATTTTGCACATAGTTAAATAATACTTCCGCAGGATTTTCTTTTAACTTATCTTCTCCATACTTTAATAATAAACCTGGATTATTCAAATACAGGTCTTTGTTTCTAATAGTTGTATCAGTTTTTATAATATCTTTAGCATAGTCTATAATCTGATTTTCTTGAGTTTTTTTATCTTCTCTTCCTTGAATAATTGATTGTGTATTTTTTTGATTTAAAAGAGTTGATTGAATTTGTAGTTGTTGTAAAACTTTTTTCATGTCCATTTCATTTGGATCTTTGCCTTGTAAAGCTAAACCAAACTTTCTTAATTTATCAAATCGCTCCTTTCTTTTAGCAAGTTTATTTTCTCTTGCATCAACATCTCCTATAGTTTTTTTAAGATTGTCTGCTACAGCTTCTTTATTTAAATTTTGAAACATTACTGGAGCTGAGTTTGCATTTACATTATTAAGTAATGTACTACCACTAGGTCTAGCAAAAGTATCAGGCGACAACAAAGGATTTATAAACCGATCAGGAGTATTTGTCATAGCCATATCTAGTTTTGTTGCTACTTGTCTTCTTTGATTTTGTGGATCATACATACTTCCTTCTTGTGGCGGTATAAAAGTAGCATTAGTTTGCGAACTAGGATTTGCAAAAGTGTTGCCAAATAAAAAAGTATTTCTCATTTTTGCAGCATCATCTCCTTGTTGAATGTTATTTCTGTGATTTCGAAAAGCTGTCAAAGCGTCTGGAGTAATTCCCATATTGGCAAGAGTAAGCATATCTTTAAATTTAGGATCTATCATTAGGTACCGCCACCGCCGCCGCTTCCACCTAAACCGCCTATTCCTGTTAATAAAGCTCCAATATCTGATAGATCTAATCCTTTAGAGCTACTTGTTCTAGTTCTGCCAATTACACTTGGACTAATTTGACCAGAAGCCGCTTGTAAAATTCCTAATCTTTCTAGCGGTATATTTCTTTCTTCGTCAAATCTAGCTATATCTGCATCTATTAGTTGTTGGTCCAA